AAATCCCTGGCCGCAGCCCTGGTGGCATTGACGTGCCACTATGCAGTGTGAATCGTACACGGTCTAGCACACCACAGAGCGCACTCACGCCACTATTCCGTGCTGAGCGCGTGCAAGATACCACATCTGGTATTGTGTACCGTGCAGTTGGTCTAACTAACAACACATGGACGCAAGATTACTACGATAACGGTAGGTAATCATAATGCTTAACGCATCTAGTATGGCAAAGCTGCAAGGTGTGCATCCTGATCTAGTCAAGGTGGTCCTTGCAGCCGCAGAGCGTAAGCTATTCATTGTCACAGAAGGCTTACGCACTAAAGAACGACAAGCAATGCTTGTTGCCTCGGGTAAGTCACAGACTATGAATAGTCGCCACATCACTGGTCATGCTATAGACTTCGTGCCATGGAATGATAAGAATCATGATGGCTCAGTGAGTAACGATGAAATCAGTTGGAAGATGATTGACTTCATCCCTATCGCTGATGTGTTCAAAGAAGAAGCTAGGCTATTGCATATCCCCATTGAATGGGGTGGTGATTGGATTAGTTTCAAAGACGGCCCGCACATTCAATTAACACATAAGGATTACCCACGATGAGCTTTCTTGCCGCACCGCTATTCCGACAGGCTGTACAGTTTCTTGCTGGTGTGATTGCCACTAGTGGTGTCATGTCCGCAGATGATGTGACTACCGCAGTCGGTGCTATCGCGTCACTAGCCAACATTGGTTGGATGGTTTACGCTAACGTAACCAAGAAGAAGTAAGTAATGAAGAAGCCACTGTACGATACACCACGTCCTGCTGGCATGAAGACTACACACATGTCACCAGGACAGAAGACTAAGGCAGCAATGATTGCTAAGGCTTCTGGTGACAAGAAGGTTGGACTATACGCTCGCATCAATGCTATGAAGAAGGTTAAATGATATGCAAACACAACGTGAAATGATCTCTGAGATTCTCCGTCAGGTAACTGAGGATGAAGTTGCAGAGGACAATGGCATGACGCACGATGCTAAGAGCAAGAAGCTCATGAATCGTATGCGGGGTAACTCACCAATGCCTAAGCAAGATGCTGAACTAGAAATGGAAGAAGAGTCTGGTGCAGATAATGGCCCAGGCGCTACTACAGCAAAGAAGTACGTTGCACGTAAATGAGTAAAGTCTATAAGCTCATTGCAGGTTCTGCACCACAAGCATTCCATCACAGCCGTGCTAAGGTGCGGCTGTACGCTGGTGGCTTTGCTAATGGTAAGACTACAGCACTGTGCATAGAGACTCTACAGATTCTACGTGACTACCCAGGCGTCAGTGCGATGCTTGCACGTAACACGTTTGCGAACCTAGAGAAGACACTAGGTCGTGAGTTCTATAAGTGGTGTCCATCTAACTGGATCAAGAGTGGCACCATCCGTGGTGGCACAGCACATCTAGTTAATGGCTCTACTGTAGACTTTCGTTACCTAAGTCAGCAGTCTAACTCATCTGGTGATTCATCATCTAACCTACTATCAGCAAACTATGGTTTGATTGTAGTAGATCAGATAGAAGATCCAGACATTACTGAGAAAGACTTTGATGACATGCTAGGCCGTCTACGTGAGCAAGTGCCACTAGACCCTAATGGCGACCAGACTATGCCAAAGACTGGTCCACGTATGATGCTGCTTAGTGCTAACCCATCACTGGGTTGGGTATACACTAAGCTAGTGAAGCCAGTGCACGACATGCGTGCAGGCATCTGGAATGATGACTTACTGTGCGTGCGTAATCCTGACACTGGTGAGCCTGTGTTAGACGCTAATGGACATGTGCAACCACTCATTGAGATATTTGAGGCAAGCACTTATGACAACGCGCAGAACCTCGAAGCGGACTTCCTCCAACTCCTTGAATCCAAATACCGTGGCAAAATGCGGGACAGGTATATCTTGGGCAAGTGGGTGGCCTTTGATGGAGTCGTATATGACGAGTACGACCCTACCATACACCGGATTCCTGATAACTTTATACGAAACCACATATCCTCACTTCGCATATCTGGACAGCAGCTTGGAGTCCTAGAAGGCTATGACTTAGGCATTACTTCACCTAGTTGCTATGCTCATGCATGGGTAGATTACTGGGGTAATGTATTCGTCACTGATGGATTCTATGAACCTAATCTTGGTATCATTGAGCAAGCTAATAAGATAAAGCAGATTCGTAGAAAGAATGGTCATGATCCAGAGGACATGACTGCTGAGGTCAATGCTGACCCACAGATATTCAAGACTACATCAGTCAATGCACATAACATTGGTAAGTCAGCAGCAATGCTATTCCGTGAGGAAGGTGTTGCAATGCGACGAGCCAATAACCAAATCATGCCTGGCATTCTTAATGTAAAGCAATACCTTGCTATACAGAAGACAGTGATCAATCCATTCAGTGGCGAGCTGGGTTCACCTAAGATCTTCTTTAGTGACAAGCTCACATGGATGCATGATGAGATGACCACGTGGCGGTGGAAGAAGAACCGCAATGATGAATCAATAGATTCACCAGTAGATGGTGACGACCACGCCATGGACATGCTTAAGTACATGCTGTCCGGCACAGTCCGCAAGGGTAAAACTGTGTCACGGCAACAGTATAAAGTCCCAACAAAGCTCTTGCGTTGGAGTGAGGGGCCTGATAGTGACGATACCACGAACCGCAAGCAGCATAGGTATGGATGATGAGCGATAGTCTATTCCCAACGAGCGATGAGAACATTGCCAGCTTCATGTATGAGAGCGGTGTTGATCCGTATGCGGAAGATCAAGCGTATGTGCCTATCTATAAGGTAGATGCATCATCTAAGATTCTAGTAAGCAAGAAGCAAGGTAAGTATTACCAAGGTCAGTTCGATCTTGGCAGCAAGTCTCGTAAGACGCATAGCACATCATGGGATGAGGCTATTCGATACTACAACAATGCACAGGACGGTCATCGTGCTGGTATTGAGGGACAGTCTGGTAATCAATACTTTGCTATTCGGCACAATAAGCATAACAGTGAGACTGAGAACGTAGTCTACGCTAACGTGCGTGCTATGATTCCAGCAGTGTATGCTAAGAATCCAACTGTAGAGTTCACATGCGATGCTGAACAGTACAAAGACTATGTGCAGCAACTAGAATGGGTAGTGAATAAGCTATCAGACGTTCGTGCTGCACCAGGTCTTAACCTAAAGATGCATGTGAAGCAAGCAATCACATGCACTGAGTTGTGCAACATTGCATGGCTAGAGGTCGGGTACACCACTAAGGATGTATCACGTGAAGCAGCAATGAGTGAGTTGAATGATCTATCAATCAAACTAGAAGAAGCCAAAGACGAGAAGGCTATCAGGGAGATTGAGGGCTGCATTATGGCCTTAGAGGATCAGATGGATTCAGTGAATCCTGCTGGCCCATTCGTTAAGTACCGTCCTGCACATAGCATCATTGTAGATGCTGCATCTGTGCTACCTGACTTCTCAGATGCACAGGTAATGTTCAGTGATGAGACATGGCCCACTGCATACCTTAACGCACGGTATGGTGAGAAGGATGAAGATGGTCGAGTAATGAGCATCTACGAGCCTACAGCAGTGCTTAGTGCTGGTGCGGACTCTGCTCTAGACATTGAATCATCTCTCACGAACATCATTGAGAATAACTCAGAGCCTAAAGCATATGGTTATGAGAACGTAGATCAGTTAAAGAAGGCATACCGTACACGATGCATTCGTGTATGGGACAAGCGCACTCGTCGTGTGAGTCTGTATGCATTCAATAAGTGGGATTGGCCTATCTGGGTAGAGAATGATCCTTACGGACTGCCTACATTCTTCCCATATGTGCCTATGGTGTTTAATACTACGCCACTAAGCGCATACGCACGGTCTAACGTATCGTACTATCTAGACCAACAGGACGGAATCAATGAGATTCATTCACAGTTCCATCGTGAACGTAAGGATGCAATTGATAACGTACTGTTTGATAATCGCTTTGACAAAGAGACTATTGAGAAGTGGTTGACTGGCGGTAATTCACCTACTGCACATGGTGTAGCTGTACCAGATGGCCTAAAGCTCTCTGATGCACTCATGCAGAAGCCTAGCGTACTAGCATCTAAGCTGCCATTGTTTGATACACAGCGTCTTATGTCGTCTATTGACCGTGTATCAGGCATGACTGACATCATGCGTGGTGTGCAGTTTAAGACTAACACGACTAACAAGGCTATTGAGTCATACAACAGCACCACTGCTACACGTCTAGATGAACGCATTGACTCTATTGAGGATGCAATCGGCTGGACACTGTACAATGTTGCATACATGTGTGCACAGTTCATGTCTATTGACCAAGTGGTTATGCTCGTTGGTGAAGAACGAGCAAAAGCATGGTCTAATTACGGTGCTGATGAGTTACGTCACATGTTCACGTGTGAAGTAGTTGGTGGTTCTACACAGAAGCCTACACGTGATGCAAAGCGTCAGCAAGCATTGCAGATGGTAGACCTACTATCTAAGTCATTGCAGTTTGCACCGTCTACTACAATGAAGATCATCCTTACTGTACTAGATGATGCATTCAATGATCTATCACTGCCACCTAACACGTTCGATGATATTGCAAAAGAAGCAGCAGTAGCAATGCAACGTGGTAACAGCACACCAGGTGGTGGTGCAGCACAGAGTGGTAGCATGACACCACAGAGCATGTCACCATCCGCTCAGCCTGATGGCGTCGCTTCGCCCTCTGGTGAGAACATCGCAGAACTTGTTAAGTCTATTGATGCTCTACCACCAGAGGCTAAACTCGCTCTTGGTCAGATTCTATCCAAGGGTGTATCTATTGCAGAGGCTCTACCAGAAGTCTTGCAAGCTGCTCAACAATCTGGTCCACCAACAGGAGCTATGTAATGTCTGGCACACAGGACAGTAATGAAGACTCACTACTTAGTAGCATTGATGCTATGCTTGGGGATGATGTAAACGAT